GAAGACAAGTTTGCAGATGCTACCAGAACAATGAATTTAACTGCTAGAACTTTAATATATAAATCGAATTCCGAACTTGAACATAGTATTGTTTTTAGGGATGATTACAATATTGATGTTTACAAGAATTTTTTGTTTTTACGTTTTCATTCTTACAATCTTCGCATTAGTGTGGTAAGAAGATTTAATAAAGACCTTGTTTATGAGGCTTAATTTTTTTATAAATATTTTTATAAAAAAACTTCAAATGAAACTCCTAAATGATCTGTGTCGTTAATAAAAAATTCAGTTTTTACATTGGTTATAAAAATATTTTTATAAAATGCACCATCATAATAGAATGGTAAATAATTTTCTTTTTTTATAGCACTTGAAGAATTAAAAATACCGTCCATTAAGCTCCAATGAGTAGGAATTTTAGTTATTATTTTCCCATATTTAGGTAGAACAATTTCTCTAAGATCAATATTAAAATCTCCGCATATGAGAACTTTTTCAAAATCTTTACAATACTCACTTATAAGGCTGAGCTGTTTAAATCCAATTTCTATATCATCTGATTTTTTGTAAACGGCTTGTAAATGGGTATTTACAATATAGAGATCATTTATTTTAAAAACTAAAAACCCTTTATCTGATAGTTTATCAATTGAAACAAGGTTATCAAACCTTATAAAATCAATAAAAGTTATTTCATATTTAGAATAAACTGATAAACCAGAATCAATTAATTTATAAAATGATCCCGGTGGATGAATGCAATTATATCCAAATGAATCCCGATTATTTCCACTAAATGAACAAAAATTTTCTTGAAAACAAACAATATCATGTGTACTTAAAATTTTTGTTATATCGAGATTACCCTTTGTCGTGTAGGGGAATCTTTGGATATTATAAGTTAATATTTTTAAAGTTTTTAAAGGTTTATCTTTAATAAAATTAGTAATTTTTACGAAACGACTACAGCAAAGCTTGTAATTAATTATAATAGCCAAAATAATAAATGCAACTATACTAAAAAACATTTTCTAATTATATTAAAAAATTGAATTTTAAAATTTATATTTTTCATATTATTAATAAAATGAATTCTTCAAAAATAAGTAAATTTATAAACGATCATATAGTGGAAGGAGCCTTCCAATCTCATGTTTCTTTAATAAAGAAGAATAGGTATCAATTTAATAGGGAACAGCTCGAAGAATTATGGGATATTTATTGTAAAACGTTAATAGAGAATGAAGATGAGATACTTGATTTAGGACTAGCAGAAAAACCTCAGCAATATCTACCCGTATTGGTGGATGTAGATATCAAAATACTCGAGGATAATTTATTTTTGACAGAAGGACAAGATCATATTTATACAGAAGAACAACTTTTAAAAGTAGTCGAGGTATATCAAACTGTATTGAGAAATATATTGGATGAATGCACCGATGAAAATTTGCTTTGTGTAGTTTTGGAAAAACCAATTTATAGTATAAGTTCAAACAGTAGGACATACTACAAAAACGGTTTTCATTTAACTTTCCCTAATTGTTTTTTGAATAAGGTCGATCAAGAAATACATTTAATACCAAGAGTTAAAGATATGGTAAATAAACTTGGTGTATTCGATGATTTAGTAGGTGCAGATAAGTCTGGTGATTTGATTGATACAAGTTGTTGCTCTGTTCACTGGCTTATGTACGGTTGTAGAAAAGATCCAAAAATGGATCCTTATCTAGTAACAAAAATAATAAATTCAGAAGGCAACGAGGTTGAATTGGAAGAAGCTTTTAAATATTACAAGATATATAATTCACGTGAACAATTGATCGATATTAGGGGGCGGGTAAAATTGTATTTGCCCAGAATATTAAGCATAATTCCGTATGGAAGATCAATTTGCGAGCTTAAAAATGGCCTTGTATCACCAATAAAACAAAATATGAGCAATAAAAAAGAACCAAATAAAAAATATTTGAAGGTGTCAGTTATTGAATCTTTGAAAATATCAAAAAAATTATTATCTATGATAGCAACATTTAGGGCAGAAGATTTCAATGAGTGGATGACAATTGGATGGTGTTTATATAATATCGGCGAGGGTTCGCCCGAGGCACTAGAACAATGGATCGAATTTTCATCTAGAGACGAAGAGAAGTTCGATGAGAATGTGTGCATATACAAATGGGAAAGAATGAAGTTTGGAGATCTTACTATTGGTACACTACATCACTATGCACAATTGGATAACAAAGAAATGTATGAAGAATTTAAAAAAGAATCATCCGATGATTATATAAAAGATTCTTTAGAAGGTAGTCATTACGATATCGCAAAAATTTTACATACCAACTACTGTACCGAATTTGTATGTACTAGCGTTGCAAACAAAACTTGGTACCAGTTTACAAATCACAAATGGAAAGAAATCGAAGACGGAATTTATCTCAGAGAAAAGATATCTTCTGAAATAGTCGATATATATAATGATATGCATGAGGCAAACAAGGCGAAGCTTGCAAATTGTGATAAATCAGAAGAAGCTATGTACAGGGTTAAGAACAAACAATATCAGAAAATAATTTCGAATTTAAAATCAGCTACTTACAAGGTTTCAGTTATGAAAGAAGCAGCTGATTTGTTCTATAATGAAAAATTCAAGCATAAGCTAGATACTGATCCATATTTAGTAGCGTTTAAAAATGGTGTCTATGATCTGAAACTAAATTTATTTAGAAATGGAAAGCCTGAAGATTATTTGAGTAAGTGTTTACCTGTTAACTATACTTTATTCTCAGATGTCGATGAAAAGGTATTGGCAGTTAATGATTTCTTTGAAAAAATATTTCCTGATACTTCTCTTCGTAAGTATTTCTTGGATCAAGCTTCCGACATATTCGTTGGTGGTAACCCTCGAAAGATTGTACTTTTCTTCCTGGGTGAAGGAGATAACGGTAAGTCTGTAACTCAAACTGTTTTTGAGAAGCTCTTAGGTGATCTTTCTATTAAGATAAGCACAACTCTATTAACAGGAAAGAAAGCAAACATTGGTGCAGCCGGTCCCGAACTTGCAAGAGCTGGTGGCGGTGTGCGCTTGTTAGTACTTGAAGAACCCGAAGGTGGCGAAGAACTAAATAATGGTATATTCAAAAGCTTATCTGGTAATGATTCGTACTGGGCTAGAGATCTGTTTGAAAAAGGTAAAAATACCAAAGAGATTGTACCTTTGTTTAAGTTGTGGTTTATCGGAAATGTTCTACCAAGCTTTAGACATAGCGATAAAGCTACCTGGAATCGTACAAGAGTTATTCCATTTGAGACAACTTTTGTAAAACCAGGCGAACCATGCCCTGAAACATATGAAGAACAACTTAGACAAAAGAGATTTCCCATGGACATGGAGTTCACTAAAAAGATCCCTGGGCTGCTTGAGGCATTTGCCTGGTTTTTGTTAGAACATCGTAAGAATATAACAACTCGTTTTGAGCCTGAAAAAGTTCTTGCAGCTACCGAATTATACAAGAAGCAAAACGATTTCTATTATCAATTTACTGGCGAGGCTCTTATCGAATGTAAGGGTTCGAGTATTAATTTGATGGAGATATGGTCGGCATTTAAAGATTGGTATAAGGATAGTTATACTACGACGTTGACACTTACAAAGAATAATATAAAAGATTATTTTTCAAAGATATGGGGAGAGCCATCAGTTGGCGGGGTTTGGAAAGGGTATCGGGTAAAGACTGAAGAAGATGATATAAGAGCAGGAAAAGCAATTGTATTATCACCGGAAGATTTAGTAAGTTATGAATAATTTTAAATAAAAAAAATATTTTTTATTTAATAAATGAAGAAGACACGAACATCAAAACGACGCGTCAAACCCAAAAAAATGTGTGATGGTACTGATATGGTACCATATAAAGGAGTAGTTGGACGAAAAAAAGCAAATAAAGAGACTTTAAAGATTGTGTGTAAACTAACAGGTATTAAAGAACCCAGACATGACTCTGATGCTAACATTATAATAAGCGCGATCATTGGAATACTACTATCATACTCAGCTTACGAATTGTCTAATATATATTCAGCTGCAACTACAGATGTTTTATTAACAACGTCGTACTCTATGTCTGAATTCTTGAGTGTATTACCTACAGTTTTAACTAGAAGTACAAAATTACAAAAAGAATTATTATTTTGTCTTGGGAAAAGAACAACTATGAGTTATCTAGGTTCTATTATAGGGTATGATGTAGAAGATATTAACGTACTAACAGAAATGACAGATCTGGTTAATATAAAAATAGAGTTCACAAAAAAAGAAATCTTAGGGATACTTTCTTCCATTCCTGAAAATATTGGTCTGGATATCGATATTGAAGAGTACATTGATAATAAATTTAATTTTGTAAGTGATAAAAATATTTTATTAGACGAAATAGAAAATTTAGAAAATCCAGATTTCAAGATAAAATACAAAGGAATGAAGGAATATTGTCCAACTGTTTATGAACCTCTAAATAAAATTATAGATCAAGAACTTTCAGGTGCAGTAAAAAATATTAAAAGACGAATAACAAATGAAGCTGAAATACATCAGATGATGGCATTAAGAAAAGCAAATGATATACAATTTAGTTCTTTAGTTGTACTCATGACTGTGATCTTATGCTTGATCTTATTTAATAAAACATTTGTTATTAGCACTGTGGCAAAATGTTTACAGAAAGATTCTAAAAAATTAAAATCTGAGGGTAAATGTATATTATGTGAAAAATCAGGACATGATTCCATAAATTGCCCTTATCTATTAGAAGAATAATTTAAATTTGATTTTTAAATACAAGATCATTTAAAAATTAAATGTTCATATTATTTTTTTTGACATTACTGTCATTGAGTATAAATTTTAGAATGATAACGAATAATAGAACAAGAATATGGGTGAAATTTTTATTTTTAGTTTTTTCATTATTTGAAATATACTGGATGTATTATATTTACACTGCATTGAAAACGATTAATTTTTAAACCTTTTATGGTTTGAAAATTAGACAATGTATTTATTTAACGAATTACACAAATATCTGAAGACTGTATGATAAATTGAACCAGATGTGTATCTTGAAAATTTACATCGATGACATAAGCTAATGTACATGGATCATTCCTTCTTATAGAAGATATCACGCCTTGGACTAATCCGATCACTGGGTGTTGAAAACTGACATGGGTTCTTGGAGGGTAAGCAGCTGGGCAAATTCTTGATTGGGACATAACAACTCAGTATAACTAAATTTAACCTGAAAACACTAGAAAAAAATCAATTTTTTTACTCAATTACATCTATCACATCTACTCATCATTCCTGATAATCCTATTCCACACCATGCACACCAGTATCTGAAACAACGACGGCATCTGTCGCTATCAGGTAGGCACTCGCCTTCATGTAAGTAACGAGATGCAACAAGGGATGGCTGGTGGGGTGGCGGGGTGGATTCAACTTCTTCCTCTTGGACTTGTTCTTCTTCATCGCATATGTAACAACTTTCCCACATTCCTCCTAACCCTCTTCCACATCTTGAACACCAGTATCTGAAGCAACGGTTGCATCTATCTCTATCTGGGGCGCATTGTCCACGGTGGTCATAGCGCGAGCGCGAAGGGCTCAGTAATTGACGTTGTTGGGTATTATTTGGCATTTTAACTGATTTTTAACCTCAAAACACTGGAAAAAATTCAATTTTTTTTACTATTTCTTAAAAAAATAAAAATTGATTTTAAAAATTGTGTTACACATAAAAAATAGAATGGGAAATTATATAGGTACTAACTTTGATTATAAAGGTACGCACGTATTAGCGGACTTTAAGGGTATTCACGGCGACGAATATGAAATAGGTAAAATAGTTTTTGATATTATGGTTGTTGCTATTAACCGCACATCAATGAAAATTGTTCATAAGCATTTAGAAATTTTAAATAAAGATACCCCGCCTGGTTTTTGTTGTTTTCTTCTTCTGGACGCCTCGCATTTCTCATCTCATTCTTATACAGTTGAAGGTCTACTTTCAAGTGATATATATACTTGTGGAAATACGAATCCACTTGAAGTCATGACTTATTTTAAAGAAGAATTATCTAAAAGATTTCCAACGGTGGAGTGCACCTACATGCACGCTCATAAACGGTTTCAACATTAAACAATTGTCTATTTATAAACAAAATTTATAAATAGAAATGAAAAATATTAATGCATATTGGTGCAACAACATTGAAGGGAGGTTCTGCAACTATGGTGATGTACTTGCCCCTTTTATTTTAAAAAATTATGGTATTCGACTAAACCATACCAACTACGCTAACTCGCAAATTTGTACAATGGGAAGTCTTCTTCATGTAATACCTGAAGATTATAAAGGATATGTATGGTCTCTCGGATTTATGTATCCCACTAAATATCTTTTTTTTGAGAAAGATCCTATTTGCGTAAGGGGGAAACTATCACTGAACCATATCAGAAACGATACAAGTAACACATATCTTGGCGATGCCGGTTTGCTTGTAGAAAGAGTATATAAACCAAAAATCAAAAGAACTTATAAACTAGGCATTTTCCCAAACTATTGCGATCTTCAGAACAACGACAAATTCGAAACATATCCAATCTTTGACAATCCGGATGTTCTCCTAATAGACCCGAGAAATTATGTTGAGACTGTTCTAAAAGGAGTTAAATCTTGCCAAAATATTATTTCATCTTCTCTTCACGGGTTGATAGCATGTGATTCGTATGGCATCAATCACTCTATATTCTCGGCCAGAGAAACGGATTTAGCAATTCATAAGTTACAAGATTCTTTTAAATTCAAAGACTACTATTCAGCTTTTGATATAGAATTTAAAAAACCCAGCTTGTTTTTAGACGAGAAAACAACGTTTGAACAATGTATATCGGCGTGCAGGCCTGTTAATAAGCCAATATTGGAAAATATTAAACAGGGATTAGAAAAGTCTATTGATAAGATTAAAGAGATTTAAGCGCGCTTAAATGCAAGACAATAAGCACCTAAAGCAATTGCTAGTCCAGCACCGGTAAATTGCACAATTGATCCAAGTCGATAACCATTAGAACAAACACCAGTACCAAGGCAAAGTGCACTGTTTAATAAGATTATTGGAGCAATTAAACACACTATACCAGCTAAAATAACAGGTATAAACAAAAACCGTTTTGCAGGGTTATAGAATGACATAAAAATAGAAATAATTATCAAACTGTATCCAACAATAAAAAGTTTTTTTACAGTATAAAAATTAGGAAGTGTATCTGTAATCTGATCGTTTATAGGCCCACAATCGTCCCCCGCAATACTAATAAAACAAGCTTCTGAAAATGAAATATCTACCTCAACTTCATCCTGATCTAACACGATCAATTCTCCAAAAAATGGATAAATCATAATAAGTGCGATTATTATTAGTAAAATACCAACTGTGTTCATTTATATATATAAATTTATTTTTATTGCAAAAATAATTTAATCCTATATAGGTAATTTAAAAAAATGGCATACGATACCAAATATAACAATTAATAAGCCCCCTATTAACTCTAAATATAAACAAGGCATAGGAATAATAGGAGGTTCAATAGGAATGGGTTTAGAATAACTAAAATTATACTCTGGTGATGTTTTAATCCATAAGAAATAAGATATACATGAAAGCAATCCAGCTGTTATTAAAGACACAATAAATACATTTGATGTAGGTAATAATATAAGTAACATTAGTGCTGCTATCAATAGAACATATGCTAAAATAACGCAAGTTATTATTATTTGCAATGCTGAAGGAGCATAAGAACCATCAGAATAACCAAAACAAATTTTTTCTTTCCTATAAGACAAACATATACCCCATAAACTGTAATATTCACAATCATCGTCAATACCATATTTAGCCCAATTTCCTATAACTGGAAAGAACATGACAATACAAAATATTAACACCGTTATCAATTTTATTTTACTTACATCTTTTAAATTCTGAAGAATATTCATTTATTAAAAGAAAAAAAATTAATTTAGTTTGATATGACACTCGAAAAATTGGAATTTTATTTAAAAAAAATAAAAATTGATTTTTAAAAAACTATCGGATATAGAATTACGGGATGGAACATTTCAAGAAATCTGAAAACGTGAATATTTTCTTCAAGAACGATCAAGACAGAGAATCATTGAATAAGACAGCGTCTCCCTACGAAAAATATATTATACTTATGAACGAAACTCTGCAAATGGAAAACCGAGAGCACCTTGCTCTAAATAAAAAGATCGAAGCTGAACTAGCCGAATCACAAGAAGAAAATGATAAGCTTGATACAAGTTGTAGGTACATGCGTGGTTTGCTAAAGAATTTGGTTGAATTGGAGAAACTTAAGACTACTGCGTGTACCTGTCTAGCAAAAATAAATTCTACTTATGAAACAAAGTTTTCTAAAGACAGAATCAAAATTAATAGATATATCATGATTTACGAGGCTGCTTTAGTTATTTTTTTATCTTTTTCACTACAAGTTTATTTTTTAGATTTTTCGCAGTTTTTATTCTTGGTAAGCTTCCTGGTAGGAAATTCATTTTTTGTAAGAACTGTTTTGGTAAAGAAGTTTGAGCTGACGCAGTGTGTGGCTGAAAAGGCAGAAATAACTGAGACGAACGCGAAGATAAAGAAATTGAAAGATGGGACAGATTACCTTCATGAGTATATAGACTCATTATAACCTTAAAATTTTATAATTGTAATTATAAAATTTTATTTATATTGATAGTGTCTTCCACTTCTTGTCACAACTAATATTATTTTATTACTCATATCTTTATTTATATTTTCTTTAATATATTTATTAGCAGCGTCTTCATCATTGAAAACTTTTAATTCTATATAATGTCTACCCAATATTGCCTTCGCACCTTCTAGTTCAGACTCTCCTCCTGTGTATACACCTCGTGGCAAATAATTTAGGTCCAGGCATTTTTCTTCTACAAAGGTCTTTAAAAATTTTTCATAACTTTTGTCTTTTATATCTTTATGTCCGATAAATTCAGCAATACATTTTCCCATCGGAAATAAACCAATGTACTTATCTCCATATATACCCGCACGTATATTGTTATAAATTACATCGTATTTTATTTTAAAAACATCTTCTTTTAAAAGCATTTTTTTAAATTTTTTTATAAAACTATCTTCATTTTCATTATTATTCAAAAGACTATATTTTTTTAACATTTTCAACGATCCATATATTGCGCTAAAGAAACAATCTCCGTTATCAGTAGTTTCTTGAAGTTTTCCATTAAGACGTTTTTCATTAGGGTTTTGAGTGGTGTTTTGAATGGTGTTTTGAGTGGTAGTGTTTTGAGTGGTAGTGTTTTGAGTAGAACTTGATTTTTTATTTATTGGTCTTGTAATAAAATAAAATCCAAATCCTAGAGCAAGTACCCCAACTATTATACCGAAAATCGCACCTGCTCCTAACCCTGGAGTCTCTTCAATAGTTTTACATGATGATTGCCCTGATGCATCTTGGTAAGTACCGGCGCCACATTGTTTGCAAGATGATTGTCCCGTTTTGTCTTGGTAAGTACCGGCGCCACATTGTTTACATGATGATTGTCCCGTTTCATCTTGGTAAGTACCGGTGCCACATTGTTTACATGATGTTTTACCTGCTTCATTTTGATAAGTACCGGCGACACATTGTTTACAAGATGCTTGTCCTTTGGAGTCTTGGTAAGTACCAACTCCACAAGCAACACAATCAGTTGAAGAAATAGAACCAGTTTTTGTATTGTAAGTACCTGTACCGCATTGAGTACAAGATGATTGCCCTGTTTTGTCTTGGTAAGTACCTACTCCACAAGCAACACAATCAGTTGAAGAAATAGAACCAGTTTTTGTATTGTAAGTACCTGTACCGCATTGAGTACAAGATGATTGTCCCGTTTTGTCTTGGTAAGTACCGGCTCCACATGCAAGACAGTCAGTTGAAATGATCGATCCAGTTTTTGGATTGTAAGTACCGACGCTGCATTGTTTGCAAGATATTTTACCTGCTTCATCTTGATAAGTACCTACTCCACAAGCAACACAATCAGTTGAAGAAATAGAACCAGTTTTTGGATTGTAAGTACCTGTACCACATTGAGTACAAGATGATTGCCCTGTTTTGTCTTGGTAAGTACCGGCACCGCAATCTTTACAAGATATTTGTCCCGTTTTGTCTTGGTAAGTACCTACTCCACATGATTTACAAACTGATTGACCTGATTGATCTTGATATGTACCAGTGCCACATTCCTTACAAATATTATTATCATTGTAAAATCCAGCACCGCATACCACTACTCCACCGCTTGTAGTACTACAATCATCTCCGGTAAAATCAGTATTACATGTACATTTTCCAGTAGATGTATCACATGTTCCATTACCAGAACAATTTTTCGGACAAGTTTTTGGCATAGGAGGAGTTTTTATACTGTTTGAATATAAGATATATACAGTAGTTGACAAAATAGGGATGAAAAAGATTAAAAATATTATTAAGTAATTAATAGGTACAAGTTTTTTTATATTTATCCTTGTTATGTATACAATTTCTACAAGTATTACAAAAATAATTGTGCCTACTAAAATAAAAATTTGTGTAGAATCCATTTTCTTTTAATCAAGATAAAATAATTATATTTAATTTAATCCTACTCTCTGATAAACACTAATCAAACTCTCTCCCTCGTGCTGTCTCTGACAAACTCTGTTCTTTATATTTTTCTTGTTTCTGTATACTCCGCGGCCAGCGTTCTCAACATCGAAACACTTTTCTCCGAATGAGCACCTTAGTATCTTCAGCTCCTTCTTGTTATGTGCAAACTTACAATCCTTGTCTGATCTGCACACATATTTACCTGGTACAGATTTGCACAATTGCGTCCGTTCGTTGCTCTCAATTTTAGGAGCTGGAGCTGGTCTTCTTGTCTTAACAAGTGTCCAATCACCGCCACCACCCTCATCCTTGACAATAGGATCAGGCTTAGGTACATCTTTTAATCCTAGTCTTGTGTACACACTCTGAATAGTTTCTGTCGAATGCTGCTTCTGACAGATTCTATTTTTTGCATTCACCTTGTTTCTATAAACTCCAGCGATGCACTCCACATCAAAACATCTGTCGCCAAATGGACATCTCACTACCTTGAGTTCGTCCTTGTTATGTGCAAATCTACATTCGTGATGTTTGCACTCATATTTTCCAACTGAACGACACAGCTCAGTTTTTGTCTTGGAAATGGTCTCTGGAACTGGAACAGGTACAGATTCAATTCGAGGCTGAGACGTGGTTATCTCTTTTGAAACAGCTAAACGGAAAGACTTTACCGATAAATCAAAAATCGATCTCTCCGCCTTTGGTTCTACGACAACAGGCGCCGCTTTACGCGTCCAGCAATTCTCAACCATCACCCTAGGTACCTCCTTCTTAGGCTCCTTCAGTTCCACTAACTTAATTTCAAGATTTTTTATTTTGTTTTGAATCTGTTGGTTCTCAAGTTTAAGACTCACGACCTTTTGCATACAAGCCTCTGAATCTGTGCGTTCGGAAAAACGAGTTATGACGCCTTCGTTTGTCTTGACAGACTTCGCAAGTACTGCCAATTCCTTGGTAACCTTGTTAATCTTTTCAATAATATTAGCCTTCTCGTCTTTTTGCTTTTTCTGATCAAGGTAGTTCACCATCGGTTTGTATTTATATACTTTCTGCTTTTTCTCCTCAACAGCTGGAAGTTTACCTGAGAACTTACACGCCATTATATTACCAGTAACAGGATTATCCAAAATGTACTCAACATTTCTGTTACACGGTGTGTTTTCAATTCTCTTTTTCAAATTATTGACAATTTCTCCGTGATCGTTGTTAAAGGCGATGTAAAAATCATTGATAAAATTCCAATCCGAATCCATCTCTTCGACTGTAACCGGATCTTTAATCCCAGTCCTACAAAAGAAATTCGTCTTGCTCTCATTAGGATGCTTCCTCGTACAAACTCTCTTACCCTTATCAGTGTTGACGTAAGCTCCTTTTCTGTAATCGAGTCTGGTGAATCTACAACTACTCCCATAAGGACAATCAAGTGGTCTAAGTTCCTTGGTATTGTGCGCATATACACACGCATTTCCCTTCTTGCACTTAAACTTTGAACCGGTTGCAAGTGATTTACACATCTCACTCTTGTGATTACTAGTATCAGCAACTTGAGCCACGCGAACCTCTCTTTTAACTTGAGTCCACTCGCGCTCTTCGATCTGCTCTTTCTCAATCTGATCTAAAGACATCGTCTCTTGTCTTTGAACAGGTGCGTTAATCCATCTCAAATGGGTTTTTACGACGGCTGCCTCGCGCCTGTCAGTTTCCTCTTGTTCATTCTTTTTTTGAACGGCTAATTTCTCACGCTCTTTTCGCTTTCTCTCTTCCGCAATCATCTGCAGAGGAGAAAGTTTCTTAACTACAGGAGTAACTTGTTCAAACTCATATTCGGACTCATATTCAGGTTCAGAATCATATTCACTACTTTGGTACACATATTCCATATTCACGGGCATATTCTTGTTGTCAGGTGAATTAAACTTCAAAAACAGGGGAAAAAAATCAATTTTTTCTGGTAAATTAAAATTTAAAAATATTTATTATAATTAATAAGATGGAACAAGACGATAACAATATATATAACAATGATATTTTTAATGATGACCTATTCAATGACAATATAAGTATAAATATGTTTTTAACAAATATATTTAACAATATAGGAAGACAGACATTGGCAGATTTATTTTCTTCTACACTAGAAGATCAAATATTAGAAGAAGTTATGGAAGAGAGTTTACAAGAACATTCAAGTCTTCAAAGAAGTAATACAATTATAAATATTGAAAAACAAAAATATAAAGATCTTGACGATTTAAAAAAAGAAAATAACAAAGATTGTAGCATATGCATTACAGATTTTAAAGATGAAGACGACGTATCAATTACAAAATGCGATCATATTTTTCATAACAGTTGTATAGTAGAATGGGGGAAATATAAACAAGAATGCCCAAATTGTAGAAATCAAATAAATTAATTTTTAAACTATTGATACTTTAAAAATTATTTTTTACTACAATCCGTAGAATATTTTTTATTTACATCTCTTGCTGCTGACTGATCTATACCAAACCCGAGAATACCACCAAGTATTGTTTTCGATAATAGAGAAAGTACTGTATATCCAATCTCAAATTTTGTATAATCATAATCTGGATTGTTATATACGCTAAAAATTTGATACAATTGCCAAAAACCAAATAAGTTATAAAATAAAAATTGAGAGTAAATTGTATACTTAACAAAATCAGGAATGTTCGCGCATGTTGCAGTCTTAATTTCATCAACTGTTTGCTGAAATTTTGATATTATCACGCCAAAAACACCAAGCATTAAAGCCCATCCAACTAGATTATATATAATTAATTGTTGAAGCTTTGTACTAGATGGTTTTTCTTTTAATGCAAGCTCAATTGTCTGACCTTGCAACATTACTGCAGCTGTTGCTATATTGCTCAATAATAAAGTATCTTCTTCGCTAACTCCAGAAGATCGCGCTACAATATTGATCATCAATGTAGCAGTTATTGAATACTCAATCCATCTTACAAAATTGTTTTTATTAGCGATCATCTTGTTATAAACACCGCCAATAAGAGGTACGTTATCAAAACTTGATATAAAATAAAAGGCATGAGTCAATGATGTTATTCCAAAAAAAGCTATTAGTAGATCCCTTAAATCAAACTTTAAAAAAGAATTTGGTTCTTCTTTTATAACAGTTTTTACATAACCATCGACATTTTGTATACTTGTAGTGTATATTTTCAGATCCTGGGGAATAATATAGTTATCACTTTTCTTTTTAATCCAGATTCCGCAGAAACTACCTTGTATTACCATGCATAACGCATTCAAAGTTCTAAGAGTATTAGACATTTATCTTATAAAACAAAATTATATTTTTGCATAATTTCGCAAACTGCTTCTTTTATATTTTTAACTTCCGGAAATAACGACTCTAATAAGGTTGTATCTAGATAATTATTTGATCTTTTAGAACTTAATATTTCATCCTGTTCTTCAATTGTAAAATTCTTCCATTGAAAACTCGGATCAACATATTCTTTATACAATTGCAACACCTCGTTATGACTTATAACGCCTGGATTTACCATATTTACTGTACCTGAATATTTTCTTTCCATAAGTTTAACGATATAGGGTAATAAGCTCGGGAGAACTGTCATTGAATTTGGAATCGAACATATCTTTTCGTATTTTGTGATTTTTGTAATAAAATTTTGAGGTTCATCTGAGTCTGTAATTGGCATCCTTATTCTGATATTTAGAACATTTGGAAGATTGTTCAAATAACTATCTGCGTATCCTTTTATAATTGAATAGCTCGATCCAAAGAAATTAGCGCTATCACTCTCCGTAAACTTATAGCAATCCTCAGGATTTTTTTGTACATAACCGATATCTTCTTTATATTCAAAAATACAACCTGTACCGATATATGTAAAATGGATATTATATCCGCCTTCTTTGATGATTTGATGAAGTAACAAAGGGGCTAGGAAATTGTCTCTCATATTTTCAAAAAGTTTATCTTCTTGTTCTAGATAATCAATAGTCTTATATTCTTTATCGCCGATAAATCCCCTGATTCTTCCAATAAATGATATAATATGTGTTGGATTATATTTTTTTATTTCATGTACGATAGCAGGTATGTTTAAACGTTCAACCCTATTAGTCGATCCATAGAACTCAATCTTTAATTCTTTTAATAAATCCTTAAACTTGGTACCTATCCATCCTTTCGATCCAAATATTAATACTCTCATTTTTATTAAAAGATAATTTACTCTTAAATCAAATATTAAAATATAATTTATTGTAACTAAGCATTCCTTCTAGACCAAGATATTTTACCAAATGTATTTTATCATCAGGTATCATCTCCACATACATACGTTCAACCATGTTACAGGTATTGGATAAAACATTTTGACCTTCTATAAGTATTCTTTTGTAGTCTTCGATCCCACTTACAGGAATAGAGTATAAACCTGTTGTAAATACTCTATCATTTATACTGGAATCGATATGTTCTCTAAAACAATATTTATCTTTTACATAGCTTGATAAATCAAACTTATCACTTAATTTATACCTTGACGAAAGTTTAAAAACATAAGAGAAATTGTATTTTATATTATTTAACACATAGTCGATTCCCTTTTCTAATAATTTCATTTCTCCGTGTCCAATATTAAAAGGATGATTGACATATGGTAGTATACTCTCATCATCTCCAAGTTCTAATACAAAATCGTAATGCCTTTTGTATTCATATCTTTCGTATTCGGTTAATACAGAACCTTCTATTAAAACACAAATTGAGTTTGGTATTTTATCTTTTATACTATTCAAAGTATCGGTTATCTGCTGTCTTCTTTCATTGCGAACAAAAGATTGAGACCTATTGGGATTTGTCATTGATGCAACTAAGAATAAAGCAGTATAAGTAATTCTTATTTCATTGTAAATTGCATTCTTGATTTCGTCAATGTTAATATGTAAATAAGATTGTATCACCGAAAAATAAGATTTCTTATCATGTATTGATTTTTTTATAACATCTCTCATATTTTCGTCTGTGTCATACTTTAAAATATTTGTTTCTATGTCGTGAATCCATAAAGGATACCCCTTCGTCGTATACAAATTAGTATTCTCATCAATTATCAAATATATCCAATATAAAGTATACTCTGTAAACTTCATTTCATACAGAGTTTTCTGCCATCCCCGATCATATAAATAAATTAAATGATCTATCAACTCCTTGACTTTATCAGTTATTAAAAGTTGAGGTGTTACACCCATCAAAAACTTTTTGTTATGTAAATGTCTGACATCGAAATTTAAAACATCACAAGATTGTTTCCACCAATTTGAATTTGTAGAATAGTCTTCATTATTCAATTCCTGCCAAGGCTCGAATGTATATTTTATCTTACCATCATAAAATAAATCTCCGTATCCAAAAGGCTGATTTAAGTACATATCACTATCAACAACTAAATAATATTCTGTTTCTAAAATTAAACTGATTGATAACTTAATCAGTTGTTGTTTGTACCATCCTTCAGCATCGCTTATATTATTATTTAATAAAAGATTTTCATTGATAAATTTAAAAGGTATACGGGGGTATAATCTAGTATATTTTGTTAAAGTTGCGACATCATTCAAGGGACATATAATGTAAAAATAATCAATATCATCGCAATTTAAAAATTTCTCATATAAGGGTAAACTTATCTCACAAAAAATTTTAAACGAATTCAAATGATTTATTTTTAAAGGCATTATAATACTGAATTTATTCATTTTTGTTATTGTTTTTATATTTTTAAATTACTAATTTATTTTTATTGGACATATAGGTATCATACATATTTGCTTCTCAATATCCCTTATTTTTTTATCTATATTCCATAATTTATTTCCTATTTTTGTTTCTCCTTTGCGAGCAGCAGTTAGCTCTTTGTTATTTTCTCTCATTTCTTTTTTATATTTCTTTCTAATTTCATCTCTTCTTTTTACAAGATTCTTGATAGTGTCTTTATTTTGCTTTCTTAAAATTTTTAATTTCCGATTATTATCAGTCTTTATTTTTTTTATTTTTTGATAATTTTTTAAAAGTGTGGAAATTTTTTTATCTATTTTATTTTTTTTGGAGTATTTTATCATGCTATCACAAATAAACTTCCGTTCCTTATTAAAAGAAAAATATACATGTCCGTCATTATTTCTGCAAATAGGACAGCTTGTATTACCTGATCTTAACCAGGATATTATACAATTTGAGTGGAACTCATGTCCACATTCAGTTATTTTATGCTTGTTATCACTTAAATCATCAAGGCATATAGAACATTTTTCTTCTTGTACCTGTTCGCCTGAAAATAAAGGTATCGGTTGCTGCATTTTTATATTTAAAATCTAATTTTTAAATATAAATTTTTTATTCTTCGAGCCATTTCATATTTTCCAATGTCCATTTTATTGTGTTCGTTAAAGAATGTTCAAAATTAACAGGTAGACTCCATCCTAATGAAAATAATTTAGTACCATCCAAACTATATCTCAAATCGTGTCCGGGGCGCTCACTATGGAAATTAACCAATTCATATTTCAACTCTTTTCCAAGTACACTCGCGATAAATTGCGCCATCTCTAAATTTGATACTTCTTTTTCTCCCGTAATATGGTATAACTCGCCTATTTTGCCATTTTTAATTAAGAACAAAACAGCCGATGCAATGTTTCTCGCATGTATATAAAACCGTGTACCGGCCTTTGTACAAGTGGTGTCACTATGAATAGGAATTAATCTATCTTCCAATATATATTTAACGCATTTTGGAATAAATTTCTCAACATGCTGTCGTTCTCCAAAAGCATTCATTACATTAACCATTATAATCGGAAGCTTGTAGGTATTCTCATATGCAACACAGAATTGTTCACCCGCGGATTTAGAAGATGAATAGGGATTTGTTGGATTATGACGATCTGTCTCCTTATAAGCAATATCATCGGGCGCACATCCGTAAACTTCATCCGTACTAAAATAAAAAAATCGCTCAAGTGTTTTACAACCTCTAGCGTACTCAAGAATGTTAACAGTACTCATAACATTATTACGAATTACATGAACTGGGTGTTTGATAGAATTATCAATATGTGTTTCGGCGGCCATATGCACGATGTAATTAATATCTCCTAATTCCTTGATGACGCCTTCAGAAATAGGATTTATCAAATCGATTGTAAATATTTTTATTCTTGGACTTTCAAGTATCCCGATATCTCTTATCCTTTCTAATCCGTTTGAAGCATATGATAACTTATCAAAAATAAATATAGTCCAGTTAGTCTTTCGAAAAATATGTTCAACAAAATGGTGTCCGATGAATCCACAGCCTCCCGTAATTAATATTTTTTTGATTGTCATTTTTTTAATTTGTATTATATATTTAAATTATTATTTACATAACTTTGAACATATATCTTTTGTAAACTCATAATACAACTCTGATCTTCTTCCTTCCGATGTGTCTATTAAATCATTTTTCAGATGTTTATATTTAAGCAATTCATCGATCAAAAAATCTAAACTATAATAAAAATTTTCCGTTTCCTCATCATTTAATTCGTTGCCGGTCTCTGTGATCGTAGAAGTATTCTTTCTTTGTATCTCATCCATGTATCCATCTATTAAAAAAGTATTTTTTTCTTTTATTACCTTAAATAATTTTTCAGTTAATTTAGTCATTTCAGGATCGTCGATCACATCCCCTTTTTCATCTTTGTATTTAATTTTTTTTCGGGAATAATCAGTACACGCAACTCTATCTTTTAGAGGATAATCAAGAGCATATTGAACATACCCACTAGCGCCATTTTTAATATGATCAAGAGTTAGATATTCTGCTTGTTCTTTTAAATGCTCTTGTGTTATAGGAATAAGATTATTTACAATGTGATTGATACGCTGATTATTATTTTGAACATGAGTAGGTTTTGTAGCAGCTTTGATAGCGATGTTCTCAAGTTTGTTTTGAAGATCAGCGATTTGTTTATCTTTTTCTTCAAGTTGTTTTTCATAAAATTTTTCTAAATCTTTAATTTTCTTATCTGTGCAAATTGATAAGTGTCGATTCAAATCGCATTTTGTAGTATATTTCTTTTCACAATAATCACAATCGTAACTTAAAGATGTTTCACATCTTATCTTAGCACAGTATTTAGCGGTTCTCTTATGCTTTTCTAAACTTTTCTCAGTTGAAAAAGTATTTTTACAAAAGGTACATTCCATTTTATTTTAGTAAATGATTATTTAAATGGAGTTTAGGAAAATATCCGGAAATTTCTGGATTTTTAATATGCGGGTTGTTTTAAGGTTAAAAAATCAAGGATCCAAGATTTTCCAGAAAATTCCAGTAATTTTCTGGAACCGCGTTTTCCGCTCCTATTTTTACCCTGCTTTTCAATTTAAAAAGTCGTTTTATTTTTTTCAGATCTTTTTTCTTAATGTGTGTGGAAATATTTTTTTTATATAGAGTTATAAAAAAATAAAAGTACTTTCAAAAAGTCATCGGCGATGCACTTTTTTCAAAAAAAGTACTTTCAAAAAGTCATTGCGATGCACTTTTTTCAAAAAAAGTACTTTCAAAAAGTCATTGCGATGCACTTTTTTCAAAAAAAGTACTTTCAAAAAGTCATTGCGATGACTTTTTTCAAAAAAAGTATTTTCAAAATCTTTTTATAAATTTATTTTTTAAAAATCTTGAAAGTTTTAAAAATGAAAGTACTTTTCAAAAAGTAGCGCCATCGAATATTTTAATTTTTAAAAATTAAAATATATTTATTTACTCTTATTCTCGCTCTTTATTACTTTCCATCTCTTCTGCACTTCTTTATCTATTGCCTTCTTGTCGAACTCAGGGAACTCCTCTTTTATCTTAATAATCTCTTCCTGTTTGAAAAAATAAAACGGATCTTTCGGTTTACTCTGTGCCTTTGCCACTCTTGCCTCTTGTATTTTGCGGTCTCTTTCTATTCGTTTTTCCTTTTTTTGAGCCTTCTCAAGTATCATTCTTTCCATACGCTTCCTTCTTTTTTCTAATTTTTCGGCGTCCATCTTGGTAAATTAGGTTTATAAATCCAAAATATTTTTCAATTTTATTTGAATTTAAAAATATGAACGAGATATATTAAAAGATGCCTAAAGTTCATATAGCTGCTTTGATTATGTGCAAAAATGAAAAGAAAAGAATACATGTTACTTTAGATAGTATTAAAGATTGTATTAGTAGTTTAATAGTATTTGATACAGGTTCAACTGATAATACGATTGACATTTTAAAAGAATTTTCAGAAAAAAACAAAATACCATTACGCCTAAAACAAGGAACATTCGTAAATTTTCAAGTTTCAAGAAATGAATCTTTAGATTGGGCGTACACTTTCGAAGATGTTGACTATCTTCTATTACTAGATGTTAACGACGAACTTAGAGGTGCTGATAGACTCATTGAGGTAGCTAAACAAAATTTAAATACAGATTTTTCTGCATTTCTGGTATGTCAGCAATGGTGGAGTTTTGCATTAGATAAATATTTTAATGTAAGGCTAGTCAAACCACGTAAAGGTTGGTACTATAAAGGTGTTGTTCACGAGTATATACATACCGATATAGAAGCAAATAATAAAATTTGTAGGTTGAATGATGATATTGTACTATATCAAGATAGAACACAAGATGATGATAAAACTGGAAAAAGATTTACAAGAGACAAGGAACTACTGTTGGCAGAGTATAAAAAAGATCCGACTGAACCAAGAACTTGTTTTTATCTCGCACAAACTTGTAGTTGTCTACGAGAAAATTCGGATGCTTATTATTATTACAAAATACGAACTACTTTAGAAGGGTTTTTCGAAGAGAGATTTCATGCATATCTAAAATGCGGAGAACTTTCAGAAATGCTATGTTTGGATTGGTCGGAGTCGATGGGATGGTATATGAAAGCTTTTGAATTTTTACCCAGAGCTGAGCCTCTTTTCAAAATCACAGAACATTATAATTATGTAAAAAATTGGAAGCTGGCACATACATTTGCAAGTCTTTGTTGTAGTTTAAAATACCCAGATGATCTTATTTTATTTGTTGATAAGCTTTGTTACGATTATAAAAGATGGCATATACTTGGTATTGTTGCATTTTATGCCGAGAGCTATGTTGATGGAAAGCAAGCATGTCTAAAAGCAATTGAGTATGGTAAAGAGAATCCACTTACTAATACAGATATAGATAAGTCGAATTTGAAATTCTACGATGAGAAATTGTTTGAAATACAAAATAATAGAGGTATCGTACAACAACCACCGATTGAAATGACAAATCAACAACTAACAAAGAACAAATTTATCGAGACAAAAGTAATTGAATTGATGAATGATCCTAAAAATATTAATTGCAGCAAGAAACAATTAATTAGTAGAGCGAATACACTTTGGAAAATAAGAAATAAATAATTTTATTTAATAAAAATAAAATTATTTATGAAACATAATAATATAATAAATGAATATTCTAAGAGTCGGTACCGATTGCAGCGGAATTGAAGCTCCTATTCAGGCTCTTTTACAATTGGAAATACCATTTAAACATGTTTTCTCTTCTGAAATCGATAAATATTGTATAGAAAGTATAAAAGCAAACTATGATCCGGAAATTATTTTTGGAGATAAGGATGGTACATTTCCAGAAGGAGATATAACAAAAAGAAATATTGAGGATGTCCCGGATATAGATTTATATGTTTGTGGATTTCCATGCCAACCTTTTTCCACGGCGGGAGAACGAAGAGGGTTTACAGATAAGAGGGGGAATGTATTTTTCAGTTGTTTAGAAGTGATAGAAATAAAACAACCAAGTTACTTTGTTCTTGAAAATGTTAAAGGTATTATTGGGCATGATAAGGGTAATACATGGAAAATTATATGGGAATCAATACTTGAACTAGAGAAATATGGATATATGGTTAAATGGAAAATTTTGAACACCAGACATTATGGTATACCCCAAAATAGAGAGAGAGTATTTATAGTTGGGTGCAAAGATAAAGATTTTGAATGGCCAGAAAAAAAAGAAATGGATGATCTGAAAAATTATATTGATGAAGAAGACAATCGCAGTATTATTTCAAAGACAATTAACAAATACAAATCAATAATAAATAAAAATAGTATATTCATCAATACAGATTTTTTAAAATACACAAGTTTTCCGAATTCTGATAAAATATGTCCTTGTATAGGATGTCAATCAACATTATGGTGCGTCCCAAAAAGTAGATATGCCAACTGTAATGAGTACTTAAAATTACAAGGTTTCAATTTAAAATTTAAAAAAAAATTATCAGTTACAAAAATAAAAAAACAAATTGGAAATAGTATAAGCGTGAATGTTTTAAAATGTATATTTGAACAAATACTATTTACTTATTAAAATATTTATTAAATGATGATACAAGACATGGATGCAGATAATATTTACTATCATCGCGTTTGATTATATCCCCATATATATTTTTATGTTTTTTAATAATATCATACAACCTTACCCCGTGCAGTTGACACAAATTTTTGATTTCTTCTTCTGTGTACACTTTAGAAGAAACTAAATTCTTCATAAACGAAGCAATCTTGTTTGTCCCTTTAGACCACAATGGGAACATTTTATTTGTTAATCTATCATATTCTTCTTTGCCTATATCATCAACCTCTTCTTCTTTCCCTTCTGAATATTTATACTTATCCAGTGAGTACCCCTTGTCATCCCCCTTAACCAAATTGAAATCCTTTCGCTTGATGTCAACCTTGGAAGTCATATCTCTTCCTTTTGGGAATTTCTCCTGCTCATCGGCACAGCTTTCACACTTTTAGAGAAACTGATTTCATCATCTTCGTGTAACAAAGGCGACGCGATCGCTCTCTCGATAATCTCGTTTGTAAAATGAAATCCATCGTAAAGAGCATCAGCTACTCTTTTTGTACAATGTAAATGAAGATGAGATTTACCTCTATTGCGCCCGCACAACCGCCCACAACTTTGGATCATCTCAGGAATCGGTGTACTTTTGGCAGGGTTATAGTACATATCAGTGAGATGCCAATCGTAATCTCTTGACACATAAGAAATACAACGACCAGCCAATTCCCCGGCGATGATGACAATTCGTGGGAAACTCTTTACATCCCCAATCTCCTTCAAAAATTGAAGAGCCTGTGTGATATCCAAATTCACATTGACACAAGGTCTAATAACCTTTCTGTTATATACTACCTCGGCAGGCATGTTTGGGTAATAAATTTTGACGCCATTACCATTGTACAAGACGACGGCAAAATCGTTTGGATAATTGTTTGTAATGCCGTAAAACAGAGTCTCCTGACTCTCATTGATTCGAGAGTTCTTGAGTAAACAGATATTTGGAATATATTTTTTAATACTCCAAGCAAACTCTGCTCTTGTTTTTGAAAACGCGCGCAAGAAAGGTTCCAGATTCTTATCGGCTTCCAAGATATCTTGATAGTTAACAACCTTGCGATTTACGGCATTTATCTCTGGATCCTCTACAAGAAGCTTTACTGTAATATCTACAAACCCTCTGTAATCTTCAGGACGAGATAATCTCATTATATTAACAGACTTTAGTTCTTCCTCAGATAATATAGAATCTAGAGGAGTTGCAGTAATACCAATTGTCTGATAAGATAATTTCTTGAGCTGCTTAAGAATTTCTGCAGCTCCACTCTCATCTCCGTAATCAACATTATCAATCTCATCAATATAAAGATCGAACTTGAAAGGAAAACGCTTACCAAATTCAAGAACCTTAGAAAGTTGAGTTTCGTTACCAAGCGAAATGATCATAGAAGGTACAAAATTCTTTATACCCTCTAGTTGGTCACTCGACCGAATACAAGATATACTGAATTCCTGCTTGACAACCTGGTGTTTATTCATGTAATCACTGAACATTTTAGAGTAGTTGGTGATACCTCTTTCAAGCTTATCGGCGTCGCAAGTAATACGTCGGGTAACGATAACAGGATTTCGACCTTGTAGAAGAGTCTTGATCGCGGAGGCTACAGTAAATTTCTCTTTTCCACTTTGAGTATCACCCTTGACAAGAATCATATCTTTTTTTACAAAAGTATCAACACTTCGTGGTACTCTTGTCTTTTTCTTTGTAGATCGTTCATTGTTCCAATCGGTTGTATCTGGGAAAGCATCTCTTTCCACGGCTGAGTAGTACTCTGAAAGTTTAGGCATGTTGAGTAGATCATTACACAAGGAATGAACAAAATCGAGACCAGCCTGAAGGAAAGTTGGTGGTTCGTCATAGATCTTTATCTTTTTGGGTGAAGAGTCGCCGTGAGTATATTTGCTTACTACAGAAAAAATGTTTTTGATCTTCATATAATCTTTTGCTACAATAGCCTCAGTGAAACTGGTCATAAAGGTCTTTCTATCATGAACGTCGGTAATTCCGGTGATCAATATTCTGATCGACGTGATCAATTCATTTATACTAATATCAATAGTGTCTTGACTGTTCATCGTAATAATGTAAAATAAACTTAATAAACACCTGAAAAAAATCAATTTTTTCTTTGAAATTACAAATTTTTAAATAAAATAATATTTAATAATATAAAAATGAATACTTGGCTTAAACTTATTTTTATATTATCTTTTTTTGTAACTTTAATAGGACTTATAGGAATTTTTATGGCAAAAGATAAATTCGTAAACACAAAGAAAAATTTAGTATTTACTTCAGCTGGGGATAATACAGATTTCTATAAAAATTGGTTAGGCGGGAATAGAAATTATGATGTGTTTGTTGTTTATTACGGTGACGATGATCAAAAATTTAATAAATATAAGTCATTAGTGGATAAAATATGGAGAAGAAAGGGTAGTAAATTTCAAAATTTTTACTATTTATATAAGAATTTTCCCCATGAAATTTTAAATTATGACGCATTTTACATTGTCGACGATGATATTATAATGAGTACGAACGATATAAATAAATTATTTGATACCTTATATAAATACAGATTGTCCATATGCCAACCTTCATTTACAAACGATTCTAAAATATCACATGAAATAACTTTACAAATACCTGGAAACATATTGAGATATACAAACTTTGTAGAAGTAAACACGCCTGTATTTTCCAAAGACGCGTTAATTAAAATGATGAAATATTATGATGAGTCTCTTATTGGCTGGGGTATAGATTATTTGTACATTTGGGCAAATGGCATTAACGAAAAAGATAAATACGCGGTTATTGACAATATACGATGTATAAATCCAAAAGATGATTACAAGAAAGACGGCAGAGAACTAAATAAAATTAATAATTATGAAACAAGACATTTGAGTTGGTATAAGGTTGCAGATAGATACGGTATACCTCATACATGGGAAAACAAGACATATTCAATTGTAAAAGAATAAATTTCCTATCCTTTTTGGATGGGGAATTTAAAGCCCTTGGCGAGTTTCGATCTCGCGACCACGTGCTTAAAAGGCACGCGCTCTACCAAACTGAGCTACAAGGGCATTTCCATATTATATTATCTTGTCTTTAAATCATTTTAATTAAATTGTTCTGGATTTTCGCTAAAGAATTTTCCTAATTTGGTACCTTGTAGTTGTTCCAAAGTACCTTTTCTTTTTGCTGTGTTATAGATATTTGTCAATAATCCTAATGCGATATAAGGCTTTCCTAAAATCTTATTCATAATTGGATCTCGGTCAATAACTTTAGGATCTACTTCATATGTAGGAATGCAAATACCTCCTGAAACAGAGTTTTCAGCAGGTACCCAATAGTGAATATTTGGTGATGCAGCAACTAAGGGATCAAAAGGCTCCGATTTCATAACACAATCTCTCATTTCCGTAAGATATTTTTTAGATGCGGCATTTCTTAAAAGAACATCTCCATTCTTCAAATCATATTTCTGTTGTAAAAGATTTCCCATAGGTGAAGTATTATTTATAGTATTAACTTTTGGTAAGTACCCTGATTCTACAGTTGTTGCAAGATCGCAGAAACCATCCCACTTCTTCGAACAATATTCGGCCATATATTCTTGACAAGGCCTAGAAATTGAACTATATTTATAAATGTTACTTCCTCCGTGCTCAAAATTTTTGTTAGGATCGTCGAATATACAATATGTTAAGGGATCATTAACTTGAGATAATTCATTAGAACCAAATTGATTAATGCTTCTGTAAAAGTTTCTTCTCATTTTATTTATTATATTAATAAAAAAAAAATATTATTTAAAAAATATAATATAATTATTAAAAATGATAAGATCTTATAGTCAAGCAGGCCAAGACATTTTCGTCTATACTATTTTGTACAAAGGCATGGGTATTAAAAACGGATATTTCTTAGATATTGGTTGTTCCCAGCCTTTTACTGATAATAATACAATAACTCTCGAAAACTTGGGATGGAGAGGTATTTTACTAGACATATATGATGTTGCTAATGATCCTAACCATGCGGCGGCTATCAAAGATAGGAAATCTCCTTTTATTTGCGCGGATGCAACTACTATTAACTGGGATACTTTAGAATTACCCCCCGACATAGACTATATATCTTTTGATATCGATTCGGGAACTATCAAAGGCATAGATAATTTCCCATGGGATAAAAACAGAGCAAAGATAATTACAATTGAACATGATATATATCAAGCAGGTTCAGAAGCTAAAATAAAGATATATAATACTTTAACAAAACACGGATATACTTTGGTTTGCGATAATGTTAAAAATCATGGAGATATGTTTGAAGATTGGTTCGTTGATGCATCAATTGTCCCAGAAGAATTGTGGAAACCATATAAGTGTTATAACAAAGAATATCAAGACATAGTTAAAGTTTATAGACAGCCTCAACCACATGGATGGTACCCTCCTTTTATAAATTCATTTATTTCATAATTTAAAAAAAATAAAAAAAATCTAACAAATAATAAATGCCTACTCAAAATAAAATAATATTTATAGGAATAATTTTAATACTGATAACAGGTACTATAATCGCAATAAGATTTTACCCTACGTCCAATAAACAGGTTACTCAAGCTGAAGGATTAAAATCATTTTTTGATCTTATTTGTAAAAATAATATTCGATCAGCGGTTGATCAAGCGGTTGATCTTTCTAATAAAACTAAAACAGCTATATGCGATTCTCAAAATAAAATATACGATAAAATAAGTGATTCTTGTCAGAGTATTGAAAAAAAATACAAAATAAACGTAAGTTGCGTTGGTGATTCTATAACACAAGGTTTGAACTTGCAAAATTGGCAGAGTTATCCATATAAGTTGCAAAAAATATTAGGATCTGATTATGATGTTTCAAATTTTGGATTAACTGGTAGATGTGTTTCACGTAAAGGAGATGTATCATACTGGAATGAAAAAGGTTATCAAAACGCTTTAAATTCTAAACCAGATATAGTTATTTTTATGTTAGGAACAAATGATTCAAAACCATGGAATTGGAACCCTGATAATTTTAGAAATGATTATGTCGATATGGTAGATTCTTTTGCAAATTTACCATCAAGACCAAAGATATTTTTATGTTTACCAGCCCCTTCACCAGATAAAACTGATATCGGGGTAAATCAAGAAAACATATTAAAAGAAAATAATCTGATTAGAGGTATTGCTGAAAATAAAAATCTTGATGTTATCGATATACATGGAGCTTTATTACCATTTAGAAATAATACAAAAGCGTTTCAAACTGATTTGATTCACCCAAATGAATATGGGGCAACCATAATAGCACAAACAATCGCAAAAGCGATAATTTAATTTTAAAGATTAATCTTTAAAATTAAATGCTAAATATTTCATACGATACGAAGCCTATCCCTCCAAATATTAGTAGAATACGGCTACATGTCATAGACAGTTTTATAAATGAAGAAAAAATGATAATAGATAAAATTTTAATTGAAAAAAAAAGGTCGCTAAAGCCTGAACATATAAAAAAATTACAAGACCGTTATGTACAACTTGATAAAGTATTGGAAGAAAAACGAATTTTTCAAATAAAATTACGGGGTATTTTATCTTTTAGAAAACCTGAATGCGCTGCGTTTATAAAAAGAATGAATGAACAAAATCCTTTCCCGTGTAAAAATAAAATTTATATTCTTCAAAAAGAATTGAAGCAATTAAAACAAAAAATTGCCGAATTAGAAGACCAAATAGAAATTTTTAAATTCGATAGATCAATGTCAAGTAGCAGTTCAGCTGATATTTAAAAAATAAAAATTTGAAATTTAGATTTTAAAAAGAGATATTTTAATAAAATGTTCGTTATTAAAAGATCTGGAAAACAAGAACCTATTAAGTTCGACAAGATTACTAGCAGAATAGAGAAATTATTATTCGCCGAGAATAAGTACATCGACGAAATCACCACTGTAGATCCGGCCGTCATCACTCAGAAGATATGTAATCGGATATACTCTGGTATAACAACCACCGAGCTCGACAATTTGGCATCTCAGATATGTATGTCCCTTATCATAGATAATCCAGATTATGGGACATTGGGGGGTAGAATAGCGGTAAGCAATCATCATAAGAATACAAAAGTAAGTATGTTTGATGTTGTACAAGATCTTTATAACAACCGCGATATTCATAATGAGCAGTCACCTTTGGTTAATAAAGAGTTATTGAAGATCGTGACTATTTATGAAAAAGAAATTGAAGATATCATTGATTTCAATAGAGACTACCTTATCGATTTCTTTGGTTTCAAAACTTTAGAACGCTCCTATCTTCTTAAAGTGAATGATGCCAAGGGTATTAAGAAGATCGTAGAACGTCCTCAACATATGTTTATGCGCGTCGCTATCGGTATTCACGGCGACAATCTACCACTTGTAAAGAAGACTTACGATGCTTTTTCTTTGAAACAATATACTCACGCGACACCTACTCTTTTTAATGCTGGTACACCTCGTCAGCAAATGGCTAGTTGCTTTTTATCCGGTATCGAGGATTCGATTGAAGGTATTTTTGAAACATATACTGACTGCGGCCTAATTTCAAAATGGGCTGGTGGAATCGGTGTTCATATTTCAAATATCAGGGCAAAAGATTCTTACATTCGCAAAACCGGTGGAAAATCCGATGGTTTGATCCCACTTCTGCGTACTTTTAATAGCATCGCGCGTCAATTCAATCAGGGTGGAAAGCGTCTTGGATCATTTGCTATGTATTTGGAAGTTCATCACGCTGATATTTTTGAATTTTTGGATGCAAAAAAGAATCATGGATCAGAAGAAGAAAGAGCTCGTGACTTGTTTTATGCGCTTTGGGTTTGCGATCTATTTATGGAAAAGGTTGAAACAGATGGAGATTGGCACCTCATGTGTCCTGATATGTGCAGAGGATTGAATGATGTTTATGGAGAAGAGTATAATCATTTATATAATAAGTATGTATCTGAAGGTAAATTTAAGAAGAAGATTAAGGCTCGTGATTTGTGGAAGGCGATTATCAGTTCACAGGTAGAAACAGGAACTCCTTACATCTGTTACAAAGATGCTTGTAATATAAAATCAAATCAGAAGAACATTGGAACCATAAAATCGAGCAACCTCTGTTCCGAAATAGTGCAGGTCAGTAACAGCTTAGAAACAAGTGTTTGTAATTTAGCCTCTATCTGTCTTCCAGCTGTTCTAGAATATCCAAATAAGAGTACAAGTCATATACAAAACACAGTATGGTATTCTCTCGTGGACGATGATAAAAAAGAATTGGTAGACCATTTATTTGATTCTACTCTAAAGATCTACACAAAGGATGATTGTTCTTATTGTAAACTACTTAAGAAATTATTAACAGACACAGGTCTTGAATATGAAGAAATAGAGAAGGAAGAAAGTGAACAACTTAGAATTAAATCAAGAGTTGTTGAAGAATTTGAAACTGTTCCACAACTATTTTGTGAATTGTCAAATGGAGATATTGTTCATATTGGTGGTTATTATAATACTTGGAAGCTTTTGTCTCCGCGAATTCACTATGAGAAATTGGCTCAACTTGCATATGACTTAACAATTAATCTAAATCAGATCATTGATAAGAACTACTATCCAATCGAAAAAACAAGAGTTTCAAATATGAATCATCGTCCGATTGGTATTGGTGTTCAGGGAATGGCAGATCTTTTCTTTTTATTGAGACTTCCTTTTGATTCAGAAAAAGCACGAAAGATAAATAAGGATTTATTTGAAAGTATCTACTACGGAGCAATGCTTTCTTCCTCTCATCTTGCCGAAACATCAGAAACATATTCAACATTTAAGGGTTCACCGCTATCTGAAGGTAAGTTTCAGTTCAATTTGTGGGGTCTGGAAGACAAGGACTTATCAGGACGATGGAATTGGGATATATTAAGAAAGAAAATTATGGAAATTGGGGTTAAGAATAGTCTACTCGTTGCACTTATGCCAACTGCTTCTACAAGTCAAATTATGGGATATAATGAATGTTTTGAGGCTGTAACGAGTAATATATATTCTAGAAAGACATTGGCTGGAGAGTTTACAGTTATAAATAAGTATTTAATGAAGGATTTAATAACTTTAGATATTTGGAATGATGATGTAAGGGATCGAATAATTTATGACCGAGGTTCAGTTCAAAATCTAAGAAACTTGCCGGTATTCCTTAGAGATATTTACAAGACGGTTTGGGAGATTCCTCAAAAAAGTATTGTTGAAATGAGTGCTGATCGGTCGCCATTTGTTTGTCAAAGTCAGAGTCTCAATCTGTGGTTCGAGAAGCCAAATTTTAAGGATCTAACGAATATACATTTCTTGGGGTGGAAGAAGGGATTGAAGACAGGAATGTATTATTGTAGATCAAAGGCGGCCTTGAATGCACAAAGATTTGGAATGGATGTGATGAAGGAAAAGAAGTTCAAGGAAGAGCATCTCGACCAGGAAGAAGGATGTGTTAATTGCAGCGCCTAATAAAAATAATTTATTTTCAATTATAATATAAATGAAAATAAGTGAAAAATTTTGCAAAAGAATTGGATATAGAAGGAATCAAGGTTGAACTTGAACACGGACTAGTGAATGAAAAGACAAATATAACAAATTGGTCCATCTTACTATATTGAATTAAAAAAATGGAAGATAAACTAGCCAGGAAATGGAAAAATAAAAGTATTTTTAAAAAATATTTTTAAAATATAATATAAAATAAAATAAATGAAAGGTTGGCATAGTCTTATAATTATTATATTACTTTTTTTATTTGTAACATTTTGTCTTTTTAAATCTTATGATACATATGAAAATCAAAAGACTGATATAGTTATAACTTGGGTAAATGACGATGAAGAGTTTAAGAAAGAAAAAAATTATTGGCTACAAAAAGAAAAAGCCGATTCTAATAAGAATAAACAAGAAGATAGAAAAAGATTTACAAATCATAAAGAATTAAAATATTGTTTGAGAAGTATCGAAAAATATTACCCTCAATATAGAAATATTTATTTAGTAGTCAAGGACGGACAATTCCCAGAATATTTGAAACAAAATCATCCTCAGCTCAAGGCTGTTAATCATTCAGAAATAATGCCAAACGAATATTTACCAACCTTTAATTCTTGTGCAATCGAGGCATATTTGCACCATATTCCAGGTTTATCGGAGAATTATTTATATTTGAATGATGATTTTATGCTTTTACAAAAAATAGACTCTTCTTATTTTTTAAATAAAGATGGAGTACCCTATAATATGCATAAGAAAATTAAAAGCAGTCATTCAGACATATCAAGAATTAATTTAGACAAATATTATTTTGGCGCTGCTTGGATTTTTAATAATTATTTATTAAACAAAATAACAAATACATCAGGAGAAGAAAGATATTATTCAGCGCATATTCCTAAAATGTATAATAAATCATTTGATTTTGATATTGAAAAGAGGTTAAAGAAAATTTTTATAGACCCGAAAATAAATTGTTATGATAAGACTGGTATGTCTAAATTTAGAAGGAATGATAATTTGTTCTTGAATGTACTACTTAAATATTACTTATATGTTTACTGGTATGGCGCTGATTTTAAAGAAACTAAAGTAGCTGATATTATATTTACAAAAAAATTTAATTATAAAAATAAAATAAAAAAAGAGTATCCTTTTTTATGTGTAGCGGATGTATACGACGATTCAATTGACAATTATTTTAATTTTATGGACAACCTATTTCCAGATAAATCATCTTTTGAATTATAAAAAATTTATTTTCAATAATGTTATTATTAAAAATAAGACTAAATAAAAGTAGCTTTACTTGGATTTATAAAACTTATTCCTTTAAAAGAAGCGGTGCCATTCCCTAGCCATTTATTATCAATAGATGGATAGTTTCGAATTAGTACATTATCGTAATATAATTGAACTGATTGAATTTTCCAATCATCGCCTCCATCTAATTCTAAAAAAACAAGTCCGTCTTTTATACTTTTTGATATATCTTCGCCCATTGATCGTGATAATGTATAAGAAGGATTCATTATAGTAAGTGTAAATTCTTGATCTTTAGCACCTCTTTGAAAATTATATTTGTTTGTTCGCGGGTCTATATTTTCCAAAATCCAATCTCCGCCTTTGTAGATTTTGTATTTTTCATTTCGAGAATTCTTAACAATAACTTTAACCTGTGAATATGTACCAGAATAATAATCGTTTGATGTTGTTAATACTATTCTAAGAGTTTTAGAACATTCGATTGCCCCTGGTTCGGAATATTTATTAGTTGGACATTGTGTTGGTGCAGATTGTCCAATACCCGAAAAAGTATTATGAGGATTTATTTTTTTAATACCATTTATACAAAAACTTCCAGCTGGACATATAATAGTTTGAGTACCAGAAGAATTTGTATAATACCCTGGAGGAGTTTGTTTACAACTATCTTTTCCGCTTTCATCTTGATATTGTCCTGTATTGCATTGTGTAGCAGAAACAGAACCTTGAGATGCAACATATGAACCAGGAGGTGCGTCTTTACATATATCTTTTCCAGTTTCATCTTGATATTTTCCAATTGGGCAAAGTTTACAAGAAGTTTTACCTATTTCGTCTTGATATTGTCCTATCTCGCACGGAGTTGCAGATAAAGAACGTTCAGATGCGACAAATGAACCTTTTGGCGCATCTTTGCATCTATCTTTTCCTTTTTCATCTTGATATTGCCCTTTTGGACAAGGTATGGGTACAGACATTCCCATATCATTTGTATATGTTCCAGCTGGAACTTGTATATTTTCTCCATTAATACAATAATAACCAGTGTCGCATTTGGTAAGAGTATTCGTAAGAGGATTATTATAAAATCCATCGGGATAACAAGTACTTCCACCACTTTTTGTATAAGATGTTCCCATTGGACAAGCTTGTTTAAACCCATTTCTACAGTAATTACCAGGTTCACATATTTTATAACTTGATTGCGCAGGTTGATCTTGGTAGTATCCAGGTGGTGGAACTAAACATTGAGATAATCCTTTATCAGGTGCATATGTACCAACTGAACAAGGAATTTTCGCGCCATTTATACAATAATTACCAATATCACACATTTTATAATTTGATTGTCCTATTTCATCTTGATGGTATCCAGGCGGTGGAATAGAACATTGCGATTGGCCATCTTTATCAGAATATGTACCGACAGGACATTTCTTAAAATCTGAAGCTCCTTCTAAGTCTTGATAATTCCCTTTTGGGACAGGATTTCTAATACCAGATACACAAAAACTTCCTTTAGGACATTTTATTGGCATCTTAGAACCTTCAGTATCTGTATATGTTCCATTAGGACAAGATTTACAATCCTGTTTACCTTTTTCATCTTGATATTTACCAATAGGGCATTTTTTTGGCACCGACAACCCTTCTACATCCGCATATGTTCCTTCCGGACAAGGAATTTTTAAACCATCTATACAATAATTTCCAACAGGGCACGGTGTAATAACTAAAGTACCAGGTGTATCAGTATAATTTCTATATTTACCAGGTTCTACCGTAGGTACTGGTGTACCTATTTGCGGAACAGGATTTGAGACAGGTTGTCCGGTATTTGCCAATAAGTCATTCACATGTCTAGATATTTCAGGTTGACTGATACACCAATCAGTATATGTTGATATTAAATTAATTTGTGTACTTGATAAAGTCAATATACCATAAAGTCTAGATCCTTCATCCATATTCATTGGGTCAATTGAACCAGTTGTAAATCTTGAAGAATATATAAAATCAGAATTTGGGAATCTATTTATTAAATTTTTTAATTGTAATGGTAATAAATTAATAAAATTTAAACAAGGTTCTAATACTAAAAATAAAATATCTACATCATATCCACCTTTAACACCATATAAATTATTTTTCAAAACACTTAATTTTTGTCTTGAATATATAGGGACATTTGTTCGTTTACAGTTATCAAAATCAGATAACACGTTATTATAAAAAACTGAATCGAATATTTGCAAGCCTTCTACTATGGAACTTAAATTATTTTTTTCTTTAACTCCAAATAAATTCGCAATCCTTGTTTTTGCATCTTGTGTATTTACGAAAGATACTATTTTATTTACTCCTCTTGCGACAAGAGATATTATACCTAAATCATCAAGACTACCTGAATCTCCTATTCTTAAAGATTTAGATTTATATTCATTTGTATCATAAGGCGGTATACTGTTTTTATTACAAGTACATTTTAAAAATCCCATTCGGCAATTTAAAGATCCACCACCTTTATTATTTGTGCACCCGTTAAGAAAATTATAGGTACAGTCACCATCAGCTTTACATTGCGGGGTTGTGGTAGAATAACATTTACCTAAATAGGAAGTACAAGAATCGGAAGCAAATTTATTATCTACATTACAACTACCATTTAGATTGATTAACCCCCCACATTGATCATCATTTGTTGTTGGGGGATTTAAATTTTTATATAATATATTATATTGAGAACCTAAGAAATTTAATAATTTAAAAAGTGCAATATTATTAACAAATTTTGAAGAACTTGTACCCATCATATCTCTTAATGTAAAACATTTTGATTTTGGGTTGTTCATAGTTCTAAAAAATGGATTATTTTTACAAAATGTACCATAATTATTTACAAGTGATGAATAATCGACATAATCAAATTTTGAGTTATTTTGTAAATCGCATCCAAATGCATAATTTTCAACTACATATCCACCTAAATTTAATTCGTTTTTTATAAGATATGTTTTAGTTATTCCAGAGTACATTGGTGTAAAATTAATAATTGAAAAAGGCGAATTATCGAATTCATAAAATAATGAAGCATTGCAAATCCAAAATGGGTCTGTATCTTTAAGCCTCAAAATATCTAGATTAGTACCGTTTACATTATTAATATCGTTTGCAAAAGTATTATTTAAGGTAGCTGGTACATCTTTATTTAAACCGTATGGTTCCAAAAATAATTTACCAATAACATGGTTCCATATATCATTTATTGGAATCTTAGTTGAAATTGAGTTATTTATTTCTCTAATAGTTACCCTTTCATTGTTTATACGCGAACCCATAAATGTATTATTGTCATTTTTGTTATATAATGCATCTAGATTCATTGTTGATAATTGAATACTTTCTCCTAAAAGTTCATTACTTGAAATTCCTTTTGATGTCGCAAAAGAATAAACTCCGTTAAACCATGATCCAGAGGATGAAGTAGAGATATAATCTACATTTGAATACAAACCTGTTTTATTTAAGGCTCGTAAATATCCGATTATTGCAGCGTATGAACGTGCACCTCCGCCAGAGTATGCTAATCCACAATATGACGTTTTATTAAAACGATTCAGACATTTTTCCGGAAATAAAATTTCTGAATTAGGTTCTTTTGTTGCTGAAGTTTGCCATATTTTCGTTAAATAACTATTTTTAAATGATTCTGGTTTATAGAATATAAAAAACACCCCGATACCTACTAAAATAAGAATAGCCAAGACTATTAGAAATTTATTAAACTTTTTCATTTATTAAATAAAATAATTTTATTTTATTTAAAATTTCTTATTCGCTCTCCTCCTCTTCATCATCCTCACTCTCCTCATCTTCACTCTCTTCCTCTTCACTCTCTTCCTCTTCACTATCCTCCTCTTCACTCTCTTCCTCTTCATCCTCTTCTTCTAAAAGTAATGCTGAATACAAGTTATTACATTCTTCTAAAAATTCTTCTGATAAATCCGAATCGCTTAAAAATAAAGTTAATGTATCATTTTTAATTATTATTGAAAATCCAAATTTTTCAAAAATATTTTTTAAAATTTCGCTATCGCCTTTAAATTTATAAATTATTTCAACACTCCCATCTTCTACGATTTGTTCAAATATATCATCTATCTTATTCACTGTACTATGTATATAATTATCTGACTGTGGATCAGGTTCTTCAGTTATTATATAGGTTTGATTTAAGTATGGTAATATGTTATGCTCGGTTAATTCATCAAAAACACTCTTCAAGTTACTCATTTATTACTAATAAAATATTTTTATAAATAAGTATTTAAAAATAAAAATAATAAATAAAATGTCGGAAGTTCAAGTTTTAATTGAATTCAAAAACTCCTTGATATCTTTTTTTGACGAGCTGATTGAACAGTTCCCAGAAGAAGGAGATCTCGTAATGATTCGTATTTTCTTAAAAGATCAAATACCAATTGAAGATGTTATTAATATCTTCAACCATAATATAAACAAAAACGAACAAAAATTGAAGAAGATGATAAAGGAACGAGATGAAGCATCATTCCTAGATAATAATATATTTGACACAATAAATCAGGGCAAAGTTAATCATTTTAAGAAATTATGGAGATCTGGAAGGTTAGATAAAGATGATAAGGAAGTTATTTGGAGATGGGTTGATAGTTTTATTTATCTTGGAGATAAATATATGAAATTAAAATCGATTTAAAGATTTGAAAACTAATAATTAGAAGATGCAAAAGTACTTAAGAACTTATCCTATCAGTTGGCCTGTATTCAGTGTCAAGAACTATACTCGTGATGAAGATGGTTGGTGGAATTGGACACCAAGACAAAAGAGAAAGGATTAATTTTTATACCATTAACGGTATTAAAATTATATTTATTTATTTCCAAGAGTATTCTACTAAACCTTCAAGTTTCTTTATTTCAAATGTAATTCCTTCAAACTCATCTCGGCGTTTCACATGATCTATTAACCATCCAATAATATCGGCTAATGGTCCAAGAAGATGTATAAGTTCACTATAGTTAGTTTCATTCACAACAAATTTTCCACTATCTTTCCCACTATCAGCTGTCGCGAGCATGTGTTTCTTCAAATCATTTATAAATAAAGAGATGCTTCTATCTTTTATATTCGTCCTTGCAGCCGAAGCTCTTTGCTTTAATTCATCCTTGCTAAACATGTTATCTGAATAAATCCTAAAAACATTTTCAAAAATTCAATTTTTATATATCCGCGGGTGATGCGATGATGTTGTGCGATGCTTTTTAAAAATAATTTATTTTTTATAAGTTCTACAGATTTTTTTTTTATTTTCTAGAAAAGTTTGAAAAATGGAAAAGGTTTTTGGAACACCTTTTTCAAAAATGCAAACACCTTTTTCAAAATTTTGCGTTCATTATTAATTTTCTAAGAAAAAAAAAACACACACAAAAATTGTGTGTTGGAAATTTTTTTCCCAAAAAAAATATTTTTAAGGCGTTACAGTATAAAATTGATTTTTCATTTTTTGATTTTTTTAAGATTTTTTAAGATTTTTTAATATTTTTTATTAAAAAATCTTAAAAAAAATTATTTAAAGATATTTACAATATAATAAATGATTACTTGTGAATTTTGTAATAGTAGTTTTAAAAATGACTATATTTTAAATAATCATAAAAAAACAACAAAATATTGCCTTATCATACAAGGTAAAATAACTAAAAAAATAAATGAAGTTGAAAAAGAATTTAAATGCGAGTATTGTGAAAAAATTTTATCAACAAAACAAATACTTCAATCTCATTATATTATTTGCGATAAGAAAAAATATTCGGAAATTGAAACATTGAATTGCGAAAAAGAAAAAAATCAAATAGAAATGAAGGAGTTAAACGAAAAATATATAAAAATAAAAACTGAAAACGAAAATTATAAAGAACAACTTCTCAAACAAGAAGAAAATTATAAAGAACAACTTCTCAAACAAGAAGAAAAAATAAAAGAGTTACAAGATAAGCTTGAACGTCTTGCCACTACTGCTATTTCTAAACCGACTACTACTAATAACACCAAAATAACTTTTAATGGTATACTTGATTTATCACACGAACGTATTTCTAATATTGTAGCAAATAATCTTACTGGTGATCATATTGTTGATGGAATGACTGGTATAGCTAAATTCGTTAAAGATAAAATAATAACAGCTGATGATGGCACCATATTATATAACTGTGCTGACGCATCAAGACAAGTATTTAAATATAAAAATAACGAAGGAGATATACTTAAGGATCAAAAAGCAAATAAACTTATAGGGGCAATTCAACCGGCTCTTAAAGAAAAAACGAATGATTTATATTTTTATTATGACAACGAAATCAAGAACTATGTTCCAGATGAAGAGGATAAAAAAAATTTTTTTACAAAGAAAGATAAATTTAAATTTCTAAAAGATGAAAGTTTGAAGATACACGATGACATATCAGAAATGCATCAGAATAATAAGTTTAGTACCGAACTAGTTAATTTGGTAACTAAGTAATTTTTAAATACAACACTATTTAAAAATCTAATTTTTTATTTCGGCTACAAGCTCTTCAGCCATTGTGTCCGAGACTTCCTCAAAATCTTTGTCCATTATATCAATCAATCTATTGATCTCTTTAAAAGTAAATATAATATTATCTTCAGTCATAATATTCTGTCTTGTATCTTGTATATCACCCATATTTTTATCATTCAATTGCAATTTTACTATCCATTTAAAAACATTTTCAATAATTTTTGAAACAAAAACTAAATTGAAAATACCTTTATCAATTATTTCCTGAAGTTTTGAAATATCAAAGTCTTTTTCAAATTCGTTACGCAACTC